TCTCAAGACCCCAGTAATCCTAATTATGATTCGGCTACACAACAAGCAGGTGAAGATAAGTTAAAAGATGTATTTGGGTGGAATGAGTTTTTTGCTGACGATGGTACACTCCTTGATTTTGAGCGAGATTCCGAAGGGGTATGGCGTGACACCCTAAATGTTGCAACTGAAGTTTTAAACACTGCAAACCCCGATAAGTACACTACGCTAGATGAAGTTAAGGCAGCGTTTGCCGATGCGGATACCGAATTAAATAACATACCGGGCGTGACTGATTTTACGCCTACAGACGATCAATTATTGCCTTACACTGGGGAAAACACTTTAGACCTAGATACTATACGTGATGTTGTCGATAACGCTACTTTCGGTACAGCCGACGCAAATCGTATCGCTGCCGAAGCTGGTTACACACTAGGTCCTGATGAGTTAGCCTCTTTTGTAGCAGGATTAGACGAAGGTGTGTCTTCCCCTGCCGATATAAACAGCGCGCTTATATCTCACATAGATAAACGACAGCTTACTTCCGACAAAGTAACCGAACTTTTGGGGGGTGTTCCCGCTACGCCAGAGCAAATAGCGGCACTAACGGGGCAAGGTGGGCCTACTTTCCAAGCAGACCAAACCAAAGTAATACAAGATTATCGTGGACTACGCGAAGTAACTACAGATGAGGTAATAGCTAAGTTTGCAGATCAGGGTTATATGCGCCCCGATGCCGAGACTGATCCTGAAGGTGCCGCTGCGTTTGATGCGGAAGTTGCTAAATACGTTGGGGTATCTGCGGACCCCCTAGAAGAAGATACATTCGGTAGAATTATAACCGATGTAGACCCCAGATATATTCTAGAGGGTGAAGCTAGGCAAGCCTACAAAGACTTAGGGATACTAGACCCGGTTTCAGCCGATATAGATAGGTTTGTTGGGGCAGGTGACGAATCTCAGTTACCCGCTGCGATAGAAAAATATCTACCTACAGCTTCATATAATCTTTTAACCAATACACTTGGGGTACCCGGACAAGATGTAACACAAGACGATATAGCTATAGTTGAAAGTCTTATTGCTGACCAAATGGCCGCTGATGCTGGAACTTATGCCCTAACTCCCAAACAATTGGGGTACGACGTAACAGGGGATAAGATAGTAGATCAAGCTGACCTAACTATGTTACAAGATGTTATGGCAGGTACTACTTCTAGAGCAGATATTGCCACTACAAGCCCATTCGCAGCTACAGGGATACAAGGTCAACTAGCCACACAAACGGCTGCACAAACGGCTGCACAAACGGCTGCACAAACGGCTGCACAAACGGCTGCACAAACGGCTGCACAAACGGCTGCACAAACGGCTACGCAAACAGCCGTACAAACAGCTATTGCTACGCAAACAGCGGCGGAAAATCAAAGACGGCAAGAAGCAGCGGACCAGCAGTTTATGGGTCAATTACTAGAAACAACACCGGTTAAAGTAGATACACCGGACCCGAAAAAAATAGAGTATGTATATGATCCGTTCGGTGATAGTATATTTGCTGGACCGCAGAGGAACCTTTATGAACAGGCTTCGCCTTATGGTACTTCGGGGGAGCCAAGACAAGCCGCGGCTGGTGGACTTATAGAAGATAAAACAGATACAATATTACGGGTATTAGAGGGTAGATAGATGGCGGAAAAAAAGGATAGTGCTGAAGACGTTGGTGGTTACAACACTGGAGATGACAGTGGTGATGACAGTGGTGGTATTAGTAATGCCCTTTTTAATAATCTTGCTAATTTAGGTGTAGCCAGCGCTGTTCAGTTTTTGGGGGGTAACGATCCACAGATTGAAAAAGCAGGGTACCAAGGAGGTATTCCTAAATACACATCTTCACGAGAAAGAGTTCCCTATACAGATGATCCATATCGACGCCCCGGTAGTAGTGGGCAACGATATTTTACTGATGTAGGGTTTTCCAGAACCCCTGAAGACCCATCTGTGCTCGCTGCACAAAATATACTTAACCCCGTAAGAGAAGATACACGGGCAGCGCGCCCCGCACTTGGTGGTATTTCTAATATTAATACGTTTGCTGATTTAAACAAACTTACCTCTCCACAGCTACAACAAGAAAAAAGCGGTATTGCCAACGAACTGCTCAGATTACGTGGTGAACAACGAAGTGAAGATGGTTGGTTACCCCCACCCCCCGATGCGATGGTTTCTCAAACTGCTCAATATTGGCGTAATAATAAAACGGGGGAGACATACATAACTAATTCAGGAGGATGGACACCCCCCAGTGATGATTGGGTGCCTGATACAACTTCTGGAATGGCTGCAGGAGGTATAGCCCAAGTAGACCCAAGATACTTTGCCGGGTCTAGTGATGGTATGGCTGATTCAGTACCTGCTAGTATAGATGGACAACAGGAAGCTAGATTAAGTGATGGCGAATTTGTAATGCCCGCAGATATTGTAAGTCATCTTGGTAATGGAAACTCTAATGCCGGTGCAAATGTTTTATACAACATGATGGATCGTGTACGTCAGGCCCGCACGGGTACAGAACAACAGGGACGACAGATAAACCCTAACAAAATGTTACCTGTTTAGGAATATAGATATGGCAACTACTACTCCTACTACCCCTCTTCCCTCGGCTACAAGTACAGCGCCTACAAGTATTGTAGGAAAAAATACTGGTCAGGAATCTGCTCTATCTACTTGGGTAGGTCCTTATGTTACCAATATGTTGGGGCGTGCCGAAGCCTTAGCAGATCAACCTTATGAAGCCTATACAGGGCAATTAACGGCTGGGGAAGCCGCGCCTCAAACACAAGCATTTCAAGGGATTGCTAATCTTGCTGTACCTACTAGTGAGATGGGGGCATTTACCCCAACTGAATTTACTTCGGAAGAAGCTGCAAGAAGGATAAACCCTTTTATTGATACTGCCTTAGACCCGCAAATAGCTGATATGCGGCGGCAATCGGAAATCCAACGTATACAAGAGGTTGGAAGATTAGGCCAAGCCGGTGCCTATGGTGGTGGACGGCAAGCTGTTATGGAAGCCGAACGAAATAGGGGGCTACTAGATCGTATAGCACGTACGCGAGGCCAAGCTCAATTACAGGCGTATGAAGATGCGCGTAAACAATTTAATCTAGAACAGGATAGAGAGCGACAGGCTCAAGAATTAATTAATCGATTTGGATTAGATGCGCTTACCAAACAAGCGACGTTAGGCCAACAACAACGGACTATTGAAACTGAAGGTATAGCTGCGGATAGAGCACAATTTGAGAAGGAGCGCGAATATCCCTATAAAATGGAGCAGTGGAAAAGTTCTCTTTTGCAGGGACTACCACTAGAGACACAGAGTTACACTTATGCCCAACCCAGTGCTTTAGCCAATATTATGAGTGGAACGTCCGGGGTTGGTAGTCTGGTTAACCAACTTATGGGTGGTGGCAGTGGTGGTAGTGGTGGTAGTGGTGGAATTATGGGCCTTGTTAACAGTATTTTTGGGGATTAGGGAATTATATTATGAGTTATACAGGCGGTATAGATAGTCAGCTTCGGAATTTAGTAGACGCTAATTATGGTAATCCTAATGCGTTAATACAAGAGCAAAAACTAAACCCGGATACCCTAAAATTATTAGCTATAGAAAAGTTAAACCGAGATGTAAGACAGAGAGAGCAAGAACTTCAAGCGTCTATGCCGAATCAACAAGGTACTATTGCAGATCAACGTATGGCCGAGGCTTTAGAGAATACTAAAAAAGAAATACAGGGGGGGATCAAAGATGTTGCTGCACGGGTAGGTGCTACAAATAACCAAGAAGCACAGCGACAGCAGCAAAACATGCAAAGGGTAGCTCAACAGGGCGTTGCTACCCAACCCGCACCGAATATGGCGCGTATGGCCGGTGGTGGTATTGTTGCTTTTGCAGATGGCTCTCTAGTTAACGCACAAAACTTAACAGAAGAACAAATACAATTTCTTAGAAGTAAGGGACTAAACGATGCACAAATAGCAAGTATGACTCCTGATAAGTTACGCGCTGCTATGTCTGCTGTTCCTAGTAGCTCTTCCGGCCTTCTTAATAAGATACGAAAAGGTGTTGGTTTTAAGGTTCCTCCTAGACGCCCAGCGGGATATGGGTACAACCCTTTAGATTACGCACCAGAGCTTGGGGGTGTGCCCGAAGGCTATGAAGAAAAGATAAGAAGAAGGAATGAACTTCAAGCAAACAATCCAATAAGAAAAAACATCGCTTTTCAGCGTCGGGAATTTACGCCTTCGCCTGCAGGGCAGCAGGCACTGCCGCTAGCTGCAGAAGATATTGGGCCATTAGGTCCAGAAGATTTTTGGGGGGATATAGCTGAAGCGGATCAAAAAAAAGCTATAGACCAGAAGCAAGCTATTGTGGGGACGCTGAGCCCTGCTATGGGGACGCTGAACCCTGCGGTGGGGGGTGCTGCCAAACCAAACGCGGGTATACCGGCCGCGATACCTATCCCAAATATAGCTTCGGTGGGGCCAGCTACAGCAGGGGTTGGATCATTATTACAAGACGCCCAAGGAGCAGAAACTGCGCGAAGAGATGCTGTAGATTGGGCTGGAGGAGTATTAAATAGAGAAGGACATGCTGCTCAACGCGCCGATATGTTACGTAGGCTGCAAGAAGACAATCGTGTTTCTGGAGAAGAGCGCGAATACTGGGCATTAAACGATATGCTTGCCCGAGCCGGGGGACAGGGGGCATTATCTAATATAGCAAGAGGCGCTGCCGATATGCGTACCGCGGCGCGTAGAGAAGATAAAGCTGATTTAGCTAGAGAATTAGGTCTAGAAGAAAAAGGTATTAAGGGTGATGTGGATATTGCTACAGCCCAAGTTATAGCGGGCACGGCTGCGTCTAAAGCGGCGTTGGAGAAAGCGGCTCGAGATACCCTTAATGATATTAGGCGACAGCAAAAAAATGCTACTTCTGCTTCAGCAAGGCAAAAACTATTTGTAAATGTAACTAAGGCTATAGCGGAACTAAAACAAAAAAATTCCGCGGATGTCGAAGAAAGAATTTCGGGGGACGTTAGTATGCTTCCGATACGCCAAGCAGCTAGGGAGGGAGACCCAAAAGCTATAGCTCAAGTAGAAGCGTTTAAAAAGAAAGCCCGAGAAGAAGCGTATACAGAAGTTAGCAATACACTAAATGAGTTAGAACGACTACGAGCAGCACTAAGTAGGCAAATTGGTGGGTGGGGTAGTAGCGTTAAACCTGTAAGTCCTCCTGCAAAGCAACAAGCAGAACACAGTTAATAGGGGCTAGTATTAATGCCTACATATTCAGCCGTAGCTTCTGATGGTGCGAGATACGAAATTGAGGGTCCTCCAGGGGCTACTCAGGAAGAAGTATTAGCCGCTATAGAAGACGTTATTTCTTTTGAGTCAGATATCGAAGAAAAACGTGCTGAGTATTTAGCCTATTTACGTAACCGAGAAGAAATACAGCCAGAACCTGAAGATGAGAGTCTATTTCTTACTAATATTGGGAGGGGTATTGACCAACTCCAAGAAGCGTATGGCTCTGCTTTAGAAGGTGTAGGTGATGTTACTGGGCTTGAAGGGCTAGAACAATACGGGGCTGATGTATTAGAAGAAAATAGGCGGCAGCTAGAAGAAACTGCCGCCGCTGCGCGTAGCACAAAAGACATTGAAGGCTTAGGTAGTTTTGTTACGGAATATGTTCCAGCAACTTTTGGAGCACAAATCCCCCAACTAGGTAGTACACTAGCTGGCTCTGCCGCGGGCGCTGCTATTGGTTCTATTGTACCAATTATCGGTACGGGTGCTGGGGCTATAGCAGGCGGTATTGCTGCTAATTTACCTTACTTCTTTGGTGCTAATCGTGAGGCCCAAAAAGAAGAAATTGAAAAAGGAAATCGGTTAGAAGTAAGTAATAGCGCCGCAGCACTTACAGCAATACCACAGTCAGTTCTTGACTTTATAGCTGATAGATTTCTTATTTCTGGATTTACTGGAAAAGCCCTTACTGGTGGTGGCATATTTACTAGGGCTGCTACAGGTGTTGGTAAAGGTATAGTTGCAGAGGTACCTACAGAAATTGGCCAACAGGTATTAGAACGGGTTCAAGCAGGGCAAGAGCTTACTAGTGACGAAGCACTAGATGAATATTTTGAAGTTGCAGTAGCGGCAGGTCTTATCGGTGGCACAGTACGCGGTACAGGTGAGGTACTTGGGGGGCGTCGTAGACCTTCAACTACTACACCTACCGAACCCGCTAAACCTGTTGAACCTACACAAGGTGAGTTGTTTTCTCCTGATGCCGATTTAGGTATTACACCACCTTCAGAGCGCGAGATCGTAGCTAGCGTCCTTGAACAAACAAACAGAGAGCAAGGTGAGCTGTTCCCCCGTTATGCGGGTGAGCTAGAAAGCCGTGCTGTGGATTTAGGGCGTGCGCCTGTCGAAGACACTCAACTTGATTTATTTGGACCCGCTGGTTCTCCTGAAGTAGGTCGGCGTCTTGCAGAGTTAGAGCGGCGTAGGGAACCAACACAAGAAGAATTGCCGTTTGAATCTGTACCCGGTGCTGAAGCTGAACAAGCAGCACAAGCTGCTGCTAGGGAACGAGCCGCATTACGCGCTGTTGAACGTGGTGATGAAGCCGCATTTGAGCAGCCTGATTTATTTGCACTACAACAAGAACAAGAAGATCGTAGGCTTGGTACTCCCCGTTGGCCCGCGGATCAGTTTATGGATGTACAGGAAGAAGCAGAAGTAGCTCCTGTTCCTGAAGCTGAACAGCTTGATATCGAAGATGCTATTGCCGCTCGCCAACAAGGAGATACCGAAACTGCCCAACTAGAAGAAATGGTAGCGGCAGACGAAACACTTCGTGCCGAATCAGATTTAGAGACTATCGGGGGGCAGCTTGATACCCAACAACAGCAGGAAACTGCTGCAAAACGGGGTGCCATACTAGATTCGGTGCTGACAGACTTACGTGATCCTAATCCAGAAATAGCACGGGGGCGTTTTATTTCCGCGTTAAGAGACGAGGGTATTACTAAGACGGCTCCAACTGGGCCAGAACTACGAGCAATAAATAGGGCTACTGATGTTGTAGCTGCTACCCGTGCTGAAGATGCTGCTCTTGCTAAACCTATTAAGCCTCGTCAACAATACCAAATGCGGCTAAACGAAAAAGGAGAACGACTACGCGCGCCCCAAACTGATTTACGAGAATTAGAAGAAGTACGAGGTCCAGATGCTAGACAACCAGCACCTAGAGAAATTGCTAGGGGCGCAGTATCTGTGGCTCCAAGAACTGACGACGGAACAAGTGGAGCACGCGTTCAGGATATTGTCGAAGGGACCTCCGCTCCTGTACCCGGAGATACCGAAGGAACTCCGGCACTTGATCCCGCACCAGTGGTGGGCGTTGAGCCTGATACTGGAACACCTGATGTTAGAGAAGGAAGAGAACAAGCTCAATTAGAACCGCCTATTACGGAAGATTTAGGTGTTGCTCCAGAGAGTGCGTTTATTAACGAAGATGTTGACGCCGAGCTTTCTACAATTGGCGAGCAGTTAGAAATAGATTTTGATACTGCTATCACTCCTATCACTCCTGTCGAACCACGCGCTGCTTCTGCAAAGACACGAAAAAAACCACAAAGGCGCGCTGCTTCCGCAAAGACAGAAGAAACACCAAAACCAAAAACAGGAAAATCATTAAGACAAAAAAGAGTGGCACAAGAAGCTGCTGCTAGAAAAGTCCAAGGGGTTACTATAACCGAGTTCCCGCCGTCCGTACAAAAGGCAGAAAACGCTGTTGCCGAAGCACGGGACGCTACAGGTGAACAAGAAATAGAAGGTCAGATATTCCATACCCCCGAACAGCTAAGGGCTTGGGGATTACCGCCGGGTCCTCTGGCTACGCGACTAAGTGAACCCTTTACTCCTGTCACAGAAGAAAGTCAGGCGCAGGAAACCGCTCAAAAAAGACGTACGAAAGGGCAGAATAGGGAGATAAAAGAGTTTACCAAGGCATGGGATGAGACTGCTTCTAATAATTTGAAGGTATTTGTGTCTGCTACGGATGTAAGAAGTTACATACACGAACGTTTACAGCGTGCCTTGCGGAATAACCCAGACCCATTAACCGAAGAAGATATCCGCAAAGTACGGGAGTTATTAGGTCAGACTAAAACCAAGGGAGGTAAACCTAGGTTGTTTTTTAGTAGGCAACCCGACCCTGTAAACGGTTTAGTAGAGATAGCTTATGCCCTGACCGGAGGTAGAACAGCCAACCTAAAAGGTATGACTGACATACAGAAAGAATATTTTGGGGGGATGAACGCGGTTAGTGGTGAATCAGCCTTAGCGTGGGTTAAGAATAACTTGTCTGAGGGCGCACACAGTTGGGCTCTATCTTATAGGGCGGACCTAGGACAGCGTCCTAACGTAGAAAAAGCTAAACGAGGGGGCACTAAAAAATACCTAGCTGCCGATGCAGTAGCCGCTGTAGATGTAGATGCCCACCCGATGGTAGGTGTGTCGCTTATACAAGGGGATATTAAGAATGCGCTACGTATAATCGCAGCTACTACGGGTAACAAACGGCTTGCCAACGTCGCTAGACGGTTAGGCGATAAACTGGGCGATACCAAGGTAGAGGTAGTCGAGAACCTTACGGACGAGCTTGGCGTGCCTATGGCTGGGCATTTTGATCCCAAGACGAACACCATAAGGCTCGACGCTAAAACTGGTATCAACACGCACACCGTATTACATGAGACGACGCACGCGCTGACTTCCGCCACGCTTGCAAACAAGTCTCACACTGTTACCAAGAAGCTAGAAAAACTATTCAACGATATTCAAGATTCTCTTGGAGATGTGTACGGCGCGCGTAATGTAGACGAGTTCGTATCGGAAGCATTCGGTAATGTCGAATTCCAACAATTCCTCGCAGGCATAAACCCTAAGGGTGGACCCATAAGCGCCCTGCAACGGTTCGCTAACATCGTAACTAATTTTGTACGTAGTATTCTGGGTATGAATACGAAGCCGTTAAAATCGGATTCGGTGTTGGATAGAACTGACCAACTTGTAAATTCTATACTGGCCCCGGCTCCGCAGCATCGTGACGCTGGCATTCTATATATGAATTCTGACCCTGCATCAGTTGCGGGTATTATGAAGAACCTAGGTAACTTCTCTAAGGGTTTCCCTAAACTTACGAAGGGATACCGAAAAGACTTTGTAGACGCTGTAAAGCAATCGATTATAAGCGACAAAGCCAAAGAAACATTGGGGTATATATCCCCCATGCAAGCCCTAGCCGATATGGCGGGAGGGTTCGGTTTACGATCAGCGCAAAAACTGCATGACGCTATACAACTAATGAATGGTTCACAGGGTATGTCTGATACGCATCTGGATGCTGCCGCTGATCGGTTAACCAATTGGCTTAAAGGAAAACCTGACGCCACTAAGAAAGCCTTTAACAACCTCGTATACCGAAGCACCACCCAGCAGGTAGACCCGTATGCGCTTGAGGAAAAATATGAAAACAACGCCGATAAGTTAGCGGTGTGGAAAGACATGCGGAAAGATGTCAAGACTATAGATACGGGTGGTAAAGAAATATACACGTTATTGCGGAATACGTACGCTAGGCAAGCAAAACAACTTCAAGAAGTTTTAACCGATGCTATTGATAATGTTAAGGATGCTGATGGTAACAATATAAGTGAGGATGCTAAGAAAGAACTTAAAAAGACTGTGTTCGATAAGATATTTGAGAAGAACCGTATTGAACCGTACTTCCCCCTTACCCGTGAAGGTGATTACTGGTTATCATTTACCGGGAAGGACCCCAACACCGGTAAACCCGAAACCGTGTACATGGCGTTCAAGAGTGGTGGAGAGCGAAACGCATTTATAAAGAATATTGAGGGAGACCCTGACGTTGTTAAAGGTACTATAAATCAATACTCTAACCCTAGAGAAATGACTAAGGGTGGAGGAAAAGTATCTGATACGTTTGTAGCAGAAACCCTACAGTTATTAGGTAATGCCAAGGTTGCAGAAGACGTGCAACAAGAGTTTCTGCAAATTTTCTTACACACCATGCCTGAATCTTCATTCGCCAAACAACTTATCAGCCGCGGTAGGGAAGGCCAAGGTGAACTGGGGCATATAGAAGACGCTGAACTGGCGTTCCGACAAAGGGCATATGATATGGGCGCACAGATAGCCCGTATGAAGCATACTAGAGAAATAAACGACATTATGTCGGACCTGAAGAAAGAGTACGAAACAGAACAAAAGGGCAAGAACGGCCCAGATAAAAGGTCTGCTAGGATATTCTACGAAGAACTACAGCTACGTGCTTCCTTTGCTAAATCCCCACCTAGAGACGCAGCGAACAGATTAGCAGCACAGGCTAACCGCGTTGCTTTTATAGGCACGATTGGTTTCAACGTGTCATCTGCACTGGTCAATATGTCACAAATACCCTTGATGATGTACCCCATCTTGATAGGTAAATACGGTATAGGTCCAGCTACAGAAATCTTAGGTAGTTCTATGGGGCTTATAAAAAATAGTGGGATGACACGGAAAATAACTCCCCTAGGAGAAGATAAATCCGTACAGGTTGGGGGTATGCCGTCTATAGATAACTATTTTGAACTGCGTGGGGATGGTAGCTTTAGGATACGGGAAGAAAAACTTAAAGGGTTAAGTAAAGATAAAATTAAAGAGATACGTGACCTACAAACTCTCGTAGAGAAGGCGTCGGCCCAAGGGCAGCTCAACCGCTCGTTGTTCTATGATACTCTGGGTGTCGAAATGTCTGGGCGCGCCAAAAGTAAATGGGATATGACGAACGCCTATTCTGCTTTTATGTTCCATCAGGTAGAGCGTTTCAACCGGCAGGTTGCTATGACCACGGTTTATAAGCTGGAATTGGACCGTTTAAGAGCTAAAGACCCGAAGAAAACTACTGAAGCGGAACGGGGCATGTCCGATGCCCAGATGCAGGAAGCCGCCTCTACAGAGGCTATATACCGATCACAGGAGATGAATGGTGGTGCATTCTTAGCCACAGCCCCCCGTATAGCCCAAACCCATATTGGGCGTGTAGCCTCGATGTATAAGACTTTCGGCGTGCAGATGTACTACACGATACTGAAAACGGGTAAGATAGCTTTCAAAGACGCAGATCCGATTGTGAGACGTACCGCACAGAAACAACTAGTAGGTATATTAGGAATGTCCGTCTTATTGTCTGGAGTACAGGGTATACCCATGTTCGGGGCGTTCCTCTTAGTTGCAAATATGTTCTTGGATGACGATGAAGAAGATGCCGAAACCATTGTGCGTCAATATATCGGTGAAGGTTGGTATAAGGGCGCATTCAACGCAACACTTGGTGTAGATGTAGCCAATCGTATCGGGCTTGGTAACTTAATATTTAGGTTGAACCCATATGCTCAAAACCAATCCGCGGCAGATATAGCTATGCAGGCTGTTGGTGGACCCGCGTGGAGTGTGGGTTCGCAGTTCGCACGGGGTGTAAAGGATATGATGAATGGTGAGTTACAGCGTGGGATAGAGAATACGCTACCTGCAGCCTTCCGTAATATAGCAAAAACGTACAGATATTCTGGTTTGGACGCAGGCGGTATCCATACCCGAAAAGGTAACCCCATATATGACGATGTTACTACGGGCGAATTACTATTCCAGTTCTTTGGTTTTGCCCCTACAGGTTACACATTGCAATCGGATATAAACCGGAGCAAAAAAGAAATTGAACGCGGCACTGCCAAGAGACGCAAAAGGGCGTTAGATGATTTTCACATGGCTCTTGCTATGGGCGACGGTAGTGATGTGGAGTCAGCGTTTAAAGATGTTATTTCTTACAACAAAAAACATCCTAGTTGGGCTATCGCAGGTTCTACCATACAGAAGTCTATGGCTATGAGGTTTAAAACCGCCGCTAAAATGCACAATGGTGTGACCATCAACCCAAGTCTAAGCGCCGACTTACTGGCGCATAGTAATGATTTCTGGGGAGAGAGCGGTATGAACCTAGCGAAGTTCCTAGATTTGGATTTGGACTTCTAATAAAAAATCGCCGTAAAAACACGGCGAATTAACGGCGAATTTAGGCGGCGAATTTCCGTAGCTATATACTCAACACCATAAAAAATCCCCCCGCGGTTATTGGCGTTACCACGAGGGGAAGATGGGTGTAGCAGTACAAACCACTACAAAAGGAGAACCGACAGTCAGGGAGGGTGACTGTCACTAATTATACTATCACACGGTTCTCCAAATGCGAATACCTAAAATGCTATTTTCTACCACAACCTGCCCTTCCGTTTTATAACCTTTTTCTAAGGTTATAGCAGCCGCTTGCTTCATAGCTTCGTCAGTATTTATACATGGTATGAACACCGAAGCCCCAGCAACCATATCGTCCCAGTTTACTACGATCCGTACACCGTCTGGGTTTAAGTCGTCAGTCTTCAACACCCCTTGGCACATCGTCTACCTCCAGATCACATTTGACCACTAGCACGGTGGTTGGCGGTAGCTGCATATGCGTACCTTTGCTCAACCGCATTTTAATTTTAGTAGCTCCCAGTTTTTTCTGTAGGTCCTCGACAAACGAGGCATAGTTGATTTGCTGTTCACCGCACCATACCCGAAGGGGTTTCGGTAGGAGATACGCTCGTTTCAAATCGGTTTCATATCTAGCCACCATCTGACCTCGCGGCAGTGCTTCCGGCACGATCAGGGAGTCCATCCCAGCATTATCTTTTTTACGTAAATCATCCGTGCTTTTGATCCATAAGACGTTGGAGTAATGCTCCATAATGTAGTCGTTCAAGGTCTCCTCGACCGAGGTGTTCATGCCAGAGACATAGTTCTTACTATATTCGAGCATGTTTATAGCCCACTTGAATAACTTCTTTATGTCGTAGTCTATAAGTCCAGCCTTTTTTGCCAGCATAAGACCCGCCATAGTGTTCGTAACGAAAGCAGACCAAAACCTATTTTCGGAGGTAAGCCCCGCTCCCTTGTCAACCCTTTCCCGCACTTGCTCCAATATCTCTTTTACGTCATCCATGTGGTTCAGAATGTATTGGATGTATATTTTACCCGCGTGACCGTAGTTGTTATTTACGGCTGCGAGGAAATCATCCTGTATTTTTTTATCCTCAACCTCATCGAACATGCGGTCTACCTTGACTTCCAATATGCGCTGCGCTTCCGCTTTTGGCATAGCTTTCGTCATACTTATTCGTTCGATGATGCTGGTATTCCCGGTAGTTACAGCCAACAACTTCCAAGCGTCTCCGCGGTACCGTTCAGCATTACCACTGCTTGTCATTCGACCGCGTTGGCGACCACCTGTTAATTGGTATGCCATGTTACTTAGTTCAGACGCTTTAGCTTCGGTTAACTCGTCTAAGTACAGAGGTAGACTGTGGTATATCTCGCCCCGGTGCATCTTAGTGTTAAACGTATCTTCTTTGCGTAGAACAAGGTCTTCGGGTCTACCCCATACCGAGACCGCAGCAGACATAGCAGTCGTCTTACCTACACCAGACTCCTTACTGTGTAGATGTAAAGCCGCGCAATTCACAGGGGCTAGGTTCATAAGCGCGCTACCGAAAGCAGAACCGACCACGAACTGATGTACTTCAAACCCGTCACGGTTATAGAAATTTATGGTGTCTTTCCAATCTTGCAGCGTACCTTTAGGCTCAAAAGACGGGAACAACGCGGTGGTCTGGCTGGATGGCGGGTTAAAATCAACCTGATTTGCAGATATCGCTTGGTTGCCTAGAATGAATAATTCACAATCATCGTCAGTCCAACCAAACTGTTTATGGGCTTCTTCCGCTGCACTATCCGCTTGCAGTTCGTTAACCCAAGAATTCGTATATGTCATAAGTAACTCCATTTTTCCTATGGCCACACCGTAATGTGACATTTCTTTTCTAAATTCGTCGCGGGAATTCACCGCCGAAAACGGTATGGTAAATTCCCTTACACCATCGCGAGGTAGGTGTAGTTTCATGACAAGGCTCTCGCCTTGTTCCTTATCCCACAACCGTTTATCTACATATAAATCATTATGGTATATTTGAGCTTCCTCTATGCTTCCGTCTGGTAAGCTAACCCTCTTATATATCCCTCCGTTTGCACCTCTGAAATAAGGCTCTGGGTAGGACGGTATTTTGTATGTGTTAACGGGTGTATCAGGTAATTCAAGAGCCGGGGCTTCCACGATATTGTCTTCTTCCGTCGCCTCGCGCACCCTACTACCGAGGACTATGGGTGATTTCACCTCCCCCCAGTGCGAACATTCGGTACATATATCGGGGTTATATTCGTCAAACCTGCTACAATGGTAAGGACCTTTGATCCTATCCATCTTATCCATCGTGTCTTTTAAACTGAACTCGTGATGGTTTTCCGATATCTTCCGCGCTGCGCGATCCGCGTCTTCACAAAATTTTGCTATAGATAGTCCCGCACGCCAGAGTGGTTCGCTGACTTCATCCTGCTTTGTTAGTATGTACGCCAACTGCCCACAACCTACACCGTTGCGGGTCTTCACCATTATATCTTTGAATACGTTTTTTCTGTTGCCGAGTAGCGCATCCATCACAGCGTTACTACCCACTGGAATATGTTTCGTCGGAACTGGTATCGGCACATCGGCAAGATACTCAACGAATACGTCCAGATTTATTGGTGCTGAGAGTATGTTGCTACCCAACTGGATGACTTCAGTCGGCGGATCGTCCTTATGGTTGTGTGTATGAGGAACACGTAGCACCCGTGCTGCGTCGGCGGTTACGGCAGGGTCTGCTAATAAGTTATATTTAGCACATGCGACCTTTAGCTGCTCCGCAGTTTGCGACCACTCCTGTACACTAATAGGTTCTGACAAAAACCAATATGCGTGTATTCCACGACCGGAACTAACCAGCGTGGGTTTAGGTATGTCTAGCGATATGCAGAATTTTTGTAGCGCGGATAAGGCGGCGGATTGATCTGCGTATTCCTTATCGGGACCACAATCCAAATCCAGAAAGAAAGATTTAAGTTGGTGCGCGTTATCAGCTTTTCGGGAGTTATCGGTATGGAAGGTAGCTAGTGCAAAATATGTATCGAACCCATCTTTATCTAATTGTTCGGCTGCGGTTATGAGAGCGTCTTTAGAGGTATAGAAATTTTGTACACGCTTGTTTTCCGTAGCGTGCGAGGCAAACACACAATAAAACCCATCGTCTCCTAACGCTTCCCCAAGAAAATCATTTGTATCCATCCCATTTCCTTTGAAGAGATACTACGACCATACACTTTATAGAGGTGCTTACCCCGGCGGAAAGTCACCCACCGGCTAACCCAAAAAATGTATGGCCGTAGTTATATGTATTTACTTTAGTCGTCCCAAGCGTCCACCAATGAATCCAAGTCTTTGTTCGTAGCCTTGGCTGGTGTGACCTTTTTACTGACCTTCACCGGTTCATCAATAACTACTTCGTCACCACTTTCGGTATCTTCGGGGGTGGGATGACGCTCGTTGGCATCGAAAGGATTTTCAACCTCTGCTGTAACTGCGAACCCTTCAGTGGTACCAAAGGGGGAACGGCTTTTCATGATAGCGTACCTGATAACCTGTACTGCACGTAGACGTAAGGATACTCCGGTGCCGATACTACCATTGTATGGCGTGAATGACACGGCTATATTAACCGTACTACCCGTTGTAAGCATGAAATCTTCATCAAGTACGGTATTCCTAGCATCGTACTGCGTAGGTTTACGTGTGGCATCTTTACCGTAAGCGCCCTTGAGAGACGCTTTAAAAGTAAACGCGCCGTCCTCATCCTTGGTGAAGGGGTTATCAAACTTATCCGGCCAGCCGTCTTGAGTAGCTGCCTTTTCTTCATACGCCGTAAGCATAGCGGCCCATAGTTTTTTAGCTTGGGCCTTATTCATACGGAAACTTGTTTCGTACTTAGCTCCGTCGTCAAAGGCGCCGCAAGGGACCGACTTTTTCTTCTTGTTGTCGAACCTGTAACAACGGTTAATCCGAGGCCACAAAGCCTCAACATCATCGATAAGAAATATTGGGCTGGCTTCAGCCATACTTATTCTCCTAGAGTTTAGTGGATTGAAAACCGTCTGTTTCAACAAACGGGGATATTTTAGAATTCTCAAAAGGTGTGAATTCTAATGTTATGGCACGAATTGTATCGACATGGTTTATCATGCCACCAGCTTCGCGCAGTTCATCCTCTGTCAGAGGTCTTTTGGGTTTGAAAAAAAGTTTCGGTGTAGGGCTAGCATCATCAAAATACATATGTGTGATAACCGCTATAGCCGGTGTGTCGTGTTCTTTGAGAAAACGAGCATAGGCTTGCATAGGCAGATTACCGTCACGAGCCTCACCGAAGATAGAGGTAGCTGGCAAACGTAACTGGTAAACTATACCGAAATCTTCTTCAGGTAATATAGCTAGCCGCTGTGAAAACCTGCACGCACGGCTACTTCCATAACCAGAACCCCTTATGTTGTGTCTACAATCCATACACCTTACCGATTGGCGTTGGTGCGAGGGTACATCTGGCGATGGCGTTTGTGTGTCGGCGGACCAACACGCAGGGGTATTTAATCTGTCTGGATCGTATTCCTCCTCATAATAAGACCTAGATATCGGCGCGGCGTTCACTAACACACCAAAGTATGTAGATTTAATAGTCGCCGCATCTCGAAAGAGTTTATCGTGGATATCTAAACGTAGCACTTTACTTAAAAGTCCTCGTCAGGATTGAGGCTAAAGTTAGTCCTAAGACTAACTTCTTCTGGTGTGGGGGTATCATCTACAGAAGACAGTGCAGATACGACTGCCGGTATAGAGAACCGATACGTATTCCCAACCTTGATATATGTAGAAGGGGGGATATGCTCACGCCTTATCCAACCGCGGATTGTGGATACGCTAACACTAAAATGTTTAGACACATCCTCTATTGGCACATACGCCGGGTCATTCATTATTTTTTCCTTATAGAAATTACGTACTCACTATCGACATTCAAACCTTGGGGTACACATTCTGGGTTTTCTTCCAAGAACTGTTTCACATTCCCTTGGTTCAATCGTTTTTCGAGGAACTCCGGTACACCATTTTCATGGACAAACCGGTACATACTTTCCCAATCCGAGGTCCAGTAACGCGTCCTGACACTTCTATAGAAAAGTCCTTCTGACGTACGTACACTCTCGACATTATGTTCTTTGCAGTGGTCTAGCAGCGCACGCTTGATGATCTCCTGCTGTTCTTTTAAGTCGCCGTCTTCATCTTTGAACTGTTTAGATATTTCGTTTCGACGGTCTTTTATTTTCAAGTAAACCTTAGTGAGTTTTTCCAACTCTACCTGTTCCGCACCCATCTAAACCCTCCTTCGTTGTGGGAAGGGCATTCTAGTATCGTAAAATAGGTTAGTCAAGTAATTCGTTGTATAAATCTAGTATTTGTGTGTGGACATCAATTTTACTGTCTAATAAATTGTAAACGTGCTTTTCCACGGTAGAACCTTGTAGTTGTATCACTGTACACTTGTAGTGCTGCCCGGACCTATGGACGCGGGCATTAGCCTGAGAATAAGTTTCCAACGAACTAGTTGGACCCCACCACACCACCGTATTCGCAGCGGTCAGGGTTACCCCGTGTGCAGCGGCGGCTGGCTGGATTATCAGAACTTGGGGGTGTTGCTGTTCTTGAAATGCTTTGAAAATCTCGGTTCGGCGCGGTGCGGATACATTGCCTTGGATAATTTCGCTACTGATATTATCGGCGGTTAGTTTGTTTGACAGAATACTGATGGCGTGGCGGAAAGGAACAAACACCAGAACTTTTTGGCTTGACTCGTCTATCACCTCGCGAAGAACTTTGTATCTGTGCTTTACGTCGAACTCTAATGCGTCACCTTTATCGGTGTATACTGCACCACAGGATATCTGCAATAGTTTGTTCATATTCGCAGCGGCGTTAACGGCGGTTATCTCCTCACCCGCTGCTTGTAACACCATGTATTTTTTTAGTTCCCCATAATATTTCTTTTGCTGCTTGGTCATCTCCACTTCACGTTTTACGTACACCATATCTGGTAGGTCTAGGCAATCTGCTTTGGTGAACCGGATGGCGGGCTGCAATATGTTGAATACTGTGTCCGTTGCGCTTTCTTTCGGTATCCATTTAAAATTAGATACCTTGTACATAACCATATCGCGGAACGAACCAAAGAACCGCGGTGTCTTTGCAGGGTTTACTATCTTGGCTAGACCGTAGGCATCAACAGGACTTTGTGCAGCGGGTGTGCCCGTCATCATCCACACCCATGTATTACGGTTAATAAGTTTATTGAGAGTTTTCCACCGTTTAGTTTGCGCGTTCTTATAGTGCGTTGCTTCATCCACGATTATAAGGTCGAAATTACCTTCCTCGATAACGTCAGACACTATATCAACACCGTCATAATTTATTATCACGTAGTCAGAACCATTCGCTATTATGCGTCTACGTTTTTCGGCAGACCCATACGCAACATCTACAGACCTGTGCATAGCAAACGTGAATAAATCCGCACGCCACGCGCTGTCCATGATCGATAAGGGGCAGATCACTAGAACTCTATTTATTATACCTTTGTTCAAAAGATAATCGGACGCCCATATGGCAGATGCCGTTTTACCCGTGCCTTGTTCATTAAAACAAAAAGCTCGGTGGTTAAGGGTGAGAAAAGCTGATGTTGTTTTCTGGTGGTCAAATGGTTTGTGCTGCCCCGGCCAATTGTACTGCGCGGTTATTGGTGAGGGCGCTTTTATATCAAGGCTATTAAGTGTGTGTGCTTCTTGTAGACCCCAGCTCACAAGAACTCCATTGTCCCCCACTATACTACTTTTTGGTATGTTATTTGTTACAGTCTCGGGGTTTTTTAGTTTAAGTAATAACGCCTTATTTTTTATTATTTGCACTGAGTTCTCCTGTGCTGGTGAACGGCAAGGGTGCTGGGGTGAGATGGGAAGTCCCACCCCAGCTAAAGCGCGAGGCCGGGGAATTCCTTTCTGTTAAACGCGCTTTATTCTGTTCCTAAGTTAGAGCGCGCCGGTCCTCCACATGTTCGTCGCTTTACACTTTTTACAAACCCGTTCACCAGCCCACTCACTTTCAAATTCTTCTAGGCACGATAAGCATTTACGGGTTTTTGGTACGTGGGTTTGCGCTCCCCAATCTTCATCGGGTAACTTTTTAGACACCATTACTTTCCTCCTACACCCTACACCTTGCGTTTAACAACTCTTTTACGTTTGCCGTTTCTGCTACGGTTTTTACTGGGGCTTTCTAGTTTGTAGCCGTCTTTGTTAGAGCCTCCTTTGCTCAACATCTTTTTATGGCTAACATCTTTCCCTTTACGAGACACACCTTTCTTATCGAACGCCCGTCTAGCCCGTTGCCGTTCCATCCTATCAGGATGTTCGCCTCTGCCCTTCTGCTTCTGGTATTCTTTTTTGTAGGGTCGTTTCGATTTGGTGTAAGCCATAATTTAACTCCTACCGTTGTACACGCACTCTGTAACCGCGCAATGTCGTCTACATAAACCACTGGGTTTGGTGTTCCAGTAGTCGTTCGTATACGCTTCTTTCATACGGTTAAATGAAGTAATCCATTTATCCCATAAAGTATTTTCTTGTTCTCTCGTATACGAACTCTTAATCAAGTCTTTAGATACCACAAATAACAGCCCGGCTCTAACACTATTAACTTCGGGGAAGTGTTTAAACACCGCTAAAGTCATAAGCTCTAGTTGGCCTGTATCCGCGTACCGCGCAGATTTACCTGTTTTGTAATCTATTACCCACGCCAGATCGTCGTCTATTATTATCAGGTCGGCTATACCTCTGAACCAAACATCTTTACCAGAAAAGGTACAAGGCTTCAGCCCTTCGTCGAGACCTAATTCATATTCGCATAACTTATCGCCTTCTTTATCTATCAGGCTGTTTATGGCAGACACCGCGTAATCAAATCTTTCTGGCATGGGGGTGCCGTCACGAACATATTCTTCGGCGGCAGTATGGAATGATGAACCGTAAAGCATTGCGTCAGTAACCCGATCCTCATAATCCTTAGCCACTTTCATGTGGTAGAATTGTTTTGGGCATTGTTCAAACGCTTTGATACGACTGTACGACCACGGCACTATCGCAGACATCACTCACAATCTCCATATGATTTACCCACACCCACCTCGCAATCCAGAGGTAATCCTTCAGCCCAATCAGGTATCGTACGCATACATTCCTGCATGTATTCTTTGGCTTCAGTGACTTCGCTGTCTGGCACAGCGCAAACCACAGAGTCATGCACAGTTAGCACAACTTTGTATTTCTTAGCTATTTTTAACATTTGTTCACCAATAACGCAACGTGCGAGTGCTTGACACACGTTCTCTACGACTTTCCCACCGTAAATTCTCGTCATACCGCGCCTTGTTTTATATTCAAACTCCACACCTTGCGGTGTAGTGGTGGTTTCAAGCCCGTCGTATCGTAGACGTAACCCAGACGGCAAAGATAAAAACCTTCGACCAACGATACGTATAAGTCCGTTAACGCCAAGTGAACCGTCGTCACCACGGGATATATTAGTTAGGGTTTGTTGGGCATCGCGCCATAACCTAGTGATCTGCCAGTTAGTATTACGGTAGGTGTTGATAGCATTACGTGCTTCCCACTCGCTTATCTCGGTGCCGAAGTTCTTTAACTGTTCCCGAAAACGAACTGCTCCCATACCATAACCAGCGCCTAGGATAGTGGTCTTCCCAACAAACCTTTGCTCGTCTGATACATGATCTTCCGCGGTAGGAGCGTAGCCATAAATCCGTGCAGCCATACTCCTGTATACATCTTTACCGGAAGCAAAAGCCTCTGTGAGATCATCCTGTCCTGCCAACCATGCAAGTATACGCGCTTCAATTTGGGAGGAATCGGCGTTGATTAAGGAGCACGACTCGGGAGCTAGTATACTACGCTTTAACTTCTTACCAGAAGACCCCCTACTTGGTAGGTTCTGCAGGTTGATCTTATCATCTCCACCCCACCTACCTGTATGTGCAGCGTAGTATCTCACCGGTACGGGTAACGGACCACGCTTCGATATATCTATAAATCGCTGCGTCCTAGTTTCTTCTAGCGTACTCTTATTACCTAGTCGGGCTTCTACGAGGTTTCTAACGTCAGCGTTTTCATGGTCTCGTAGAGCTATAAAATCTTCGTCAGATTTAGCGAAAGCAAAGGTTTCTTTGCCAGTGGTCAGACTTATCTTCATAGGCGGATCGACACCCACACTTTCAAGTAACGTAGCAAACTTGGGGTTACTCATAAGGTCGTCTTTGGTTACTCCGGCGGAGTTTAACAAACTATCTTTGTGGTTACGTATTTCCACAAGATGTTGTTCTAACCGGGCACGTTCCAACACCAATGTTGCCGTTATGAACATGCGTAATGTCAGATCAATGAGCCGAAGCTCCTGTTTGGGGAAGCCATTACCTATTTTCCTGAACAGGTCGTAGGTCAAATCCACATCGTTTATACAGTAGTCGCCGTAACGTGACAGTTCTTCTTCGGTGAAATCACCTCTACGTTTCCCGATTGCGTCGATGACTTCTGTTCCCTTAGCACCAAGCTGATACCTTTCAGCCAGCGCCCGCAAACTTCCGCTAACTTCCACCCCGTCCACAGCGCGGGCAATGCACAGAGTATCGGTATAAAACCTAGGATTAATATTATAATGCCAATCAAGAATGGCACCATCAAACATGGTGTTATGAGCAAGCACACAAGACGCTTCGAAGTCGAATGTCTGTAAGAATTGTTTGATCTGGTCGTTCGTTCCACTAGCCCACTCCGTTTTGTTGTTATTGACCTTGACCCCCACTCCTATAACTTCAAAGCGAGGGTCCCTGATATACTCCTCTGTGGTCATCTTTGTTAGCGAGTACTTTTTATCATAATACGTCTCGAAATCTACCGTTATCAGGTCCAATTGCTCATCCCTCCCCGTTTTTGAGTTCGGCTAGTTCTCCTGCCAATGCCAGATATCCACACCCATCCACGAAACTGTCTTTGGTAGATGAGTTAGCCTTTACACGAGCTATCTTTAACAACGCCATCATCACAGCAACATCTTCGCTGCTTATCTCTATACCTAAGTGTGTTGACCAGTACTTACCTATGACAGCAAAATTTGTACTCATGTCACCATAGTCTTGAGCGCGCTGCTTCGTGACGTATTCTTCTGCCGTACGTAGTATGATTGACCGCTCGCGAACACGCGGTTCTTTATCCGGCGTATCCCATAAAGGTAGCTCCAACTGCTCTGCCATTTAATTTACCTCTGGGTTTGGGTTAATGAGGGTTGTGTTCTCTATATCAACATCGTCAGGGTCTATAACACCCCACATAACGATAGGCACCTCGCACCAATCTCTAAAGCCGGTTTCAGTCCGTTCGTGGATTATTTTGATAGGACTCTTACCACACTCCGCGCACTTCACATCTCCGCTCTCCATGATATGTGCTGTTGTGTGACCGCACGGTAGGACTACCGCGGTATTCGCTTCCTTCTCCGCTTCCACTTCTAAAAACCTACATTTTTCTTCGATAGCCCTGTTTAACTTTTTTATAGCTTCCTCAGTACGAACTATTCCAAAGGGGTCTTTCTTGCGTTCTGGAAACTTCAATACGTTGTCGGGCATCCTGTGGACTCCTTATTTTATTGTGTTTGTTAGTCCTAGGACTAACTCGGAGGTGCCCCACTGTAGACCAAGAACAGTACCTCTCATTAGGAACATTATCATGGTCTACAGCGGGGTCTAACGTAACGTGCTTCTCCGGTGTCAGTATCGGGGGGGGAGGTCCATCTACAGGTATACCCATGAAACCTATAGACTTGAAACCCACCGACCTAACACTGCGGAAGGATTTTTTTACGACCTCTCATCCGCTTAGTCGTCGCGCGAGGGGACACACCCAAAGCCCACGCGAAAAGATGTTACTACAAACCATAATTGTTCTCCTTATCTGTATCGACGTTTTTCTTTTTGAATGTTTTAATTATTTTACGTCTTCTCGCGCTTAGACGTTTTCTCGCTAAGGCGGCGGTATTAGGTCCAAACATGTTGTATTTCATATGTTGTAAGTCAGGCGTGTCAGACCAATTGATATCTTCGGGCAACGTCCATTGTGCAAGGAGTTCATCGTCCAACGGATATAGATCGTATTTGAGGTAACTACCCCCAACGCACACTTTGGATATGCCCATATAATAATCCGAATGTATCGCTTTATGTAGCTTCCTAGCTGCTAAATCATGGTCACCGCCCCGCTCCGCTTCCACGGCTTCGTGTAGTAACCGGTCTTCTAGCGGTTGTGTGTTATACTTCCTTATTAATGGCATTCTTCATTACCGCGGTGATTGCATACATATTTTCCTCGTTTATAACGAACGAACGCCCCCCTGCTTCTTTTATATCGCGTAAATTCTTTTCCTGTAGGACTGTTGGTTTATTCTTACCGGCCTTACATTCTATCCCAAAGAATAGCCCGTTGTAACAGGCTATTATGTCTGGAACACCACTTTTACCATAGCCCCCGGTCATAGGGAAAAAGTAATAGGCACCAAGCTCCTTCAACTGTTTAGTGACCACCCGTTTAACCCTACCTTCTGGCGTGTTAGCCATCTTGGAACCCCCCCGCTTTATATTCTGCCAAGAAGTCTTCAAGTTTTATCGGTCCCCAATGTTTCCGTGTTTTCTTATTCATCCCTGCCCCCGCCTACGTTTGTTTATCCCGGCAAATGCCGACCTAGCCCCTAAACTTTTACGGTGGTTTAACGGCCTGACTTTCTTTCGGCGTCGTGCGGGCGTCTTCTTCGAGTATGTGTGAACAACTTTATGTGCCATACGTTACTTTACCTCCTTCCCCCTATCTAATTTTTCTCCGTGGTCCTGATCCATTAAAATCCTCCATTCCGGTTCTGTCATCAATATTTCTGACGTGTGCGGCTCCGTAGCCGTGCCACAACTCGGGCACCGATCACCGATTTTGCACGAATAATCGTCAGACCACGCGTGGCCGCACGCGCACGCGTAATAATTCCGGTAGGTGTCGTCTGCAATATCGGTATTGTGATCGTTCATTCAGCACGCCGCCCTTTTTCTAATTTTTCTCCGTGGTCCTGTAACTTCCCTACCATTGAGGAATGATCCATCAGTAGGTTCATAAACATAGACCGCTTTACAGTGATGTTGGATTTCTTACCAGAAACCAATTCGTGAGCCTTATCGAAAGCCTCATCGGTTGTGTGTAGTTGCATTTTCTTCCTCCGTACTACACGCTGCTTCCTCCCCATTGCAGCAATCGACTACAGGTCTATGGCAAGCCATACACGCATAGTGACCGTGTATGTATTCCAATCTTGTGTGCGCCCCACACCAAGGGCAGACTGTAAAATCTGAAAGCGGTTTGGTTTTCTGACTCATAGCTATCTCCAATGTTTAGTAGAAACTGGTATCGACTATTTAAAACTTACTAATGCCAACCCTAGCATCAGCTTCATCTTGGTCGTGACCAAAAGTTAGCTTTTGTAGTTTATTAAAGTTACCAATGCCAACCCTGACATCGGGCGGTATTGTCCCATCAACATCTATCCAGAATGTGTTGGTGTTGATGCGTCTACCCACACCACTTACTTGTTTTGTCGGTGGTGTAGGGTCACAGATCATAAGTACCGCGAGTTTATCCTGCACCCAACCGGGTAGATCGTTAACCCCCGAATAAGCGCCACTAATGTCAGGAGCGTCTATGCCCCCAACACATAAGATACACACGGTGCCGTCAATACGAACTAACACCCTGCATATCTTATGGTCAAAGTATTCGGTCACTGAGCAACTTCTCCCCGTGCTACAAACAGTATACCATCTGTGAGTTTATATCCCACACCCGGCACGAACTGTTGCTTCTCGGTAATATTGAGAACGCCCAGCTTATCCCTCAAATCTTCTGGTAATTCGTTTTCGGTGTATGTTTGTTCCGCTATGAATTTATTTCCATGACCGTCGAACCCTAGGATATTTGGTACCGTGCATACCTCGAAAACTTGTTCACCACGTAGAGTAGAGGTAACACAGACCATCGACACACGATTTAGTCTGTATTTAGAGGCGTCGCGCTCCGTATCATGCGCAGCGGCGAGTTCATCTACCTTACGTTGCAGCTTTTCAGTAATGAACATATGGTCCGCGGCATGTAGCCGAATAAGTTCATCACGCAAATCATCGTCATAACGTAGGGCATTGAACGCCATAGATATCTCATTCCTACTGTCGTTGTATTCCTTATGCCATTCGCTTCTTACTTCCCTCGACAGTGATTTGGCTACGTTTTCCACAGAGTAGTCTCGTAGGTGTCTGCTGACGTTCTTAACTGCCTGATTTAAATTGCCTGATGACATTAGGTGCCGCTGCCATGAGTGTGACGCGTACTGACAGTTTGTTATGTTTTCGGAAAACACAACATACTTATACCCAGAAGCTGTATCTGAGTTGGTGTAGTCGCCATAACCGATCCACCCCATACACAGCGGTTTATTCGGGTGGTACACCAATAAGTTATTGTACCCGTATCTAACATAAATACTGAACTTGGCACGGGGGAAAAGTTTCCCCACCCGTGCAGCGAACATTTTGAGTTCTCCCGACAATTCGGCATGTAAAATAAAAGAACCCACGGAAACGGCTTGACTTTCGTAATTTTCAACTAGGTAAGTGAATGTCATTTTAGTTCTCCTGTTGGACCATCTCTGTGTATTGCAGATCAAACGTCTTGTTTGCTCTACGGTTAAAATCATTTCGGAATTTACGCATGGCTTCTTGAGTATCAACCCCCCTTATATCTGTTTGTGTTAAGAAATGCCACGCAAGGTGTATTCTTAGTGGGTGATTATAATCCATAACAATCTCTGTTGCAAGCTCTGCCGTTATGCTGCCGATTATACAGCGCTGACCACTATACTCGGCTATTTCGGTAATCATACGTTCCCGATAATCCCAATCGTCGTATGGCACCAACGGGCCAATGATGCACATCCACTCATAGAATTTATCTATGTGCGGCTTGAGGGATTTCTTCTTGCGTTTGTCTATACGTACTCTGGGTTCGGGCCAGAACGGACCGGAAAAATCCCAAACCCCAATCGGCCATTTATCCCCGCGGCGGAAGGTGAGTAAGTAGTCCTGTGCTTGCTTGGGAACAACATCGAGTGGATGTGCATCAGTGCTAACAAAATTACGCCATTCCATCTCTGAGCGTGGCATATATCTATCCACGTATTCTTCAGTGGTCGATCTAACAATTCCTTCCTCGCCAGCTTTCACGCCTCTCTCAATAGCAACCACTTTGTGGCGAATGAAATGTCTTGACCCTGAGTGGAAATGTAAATCCCAAGGTAGGTATTCACATAAGAAGTTATACCGGGAGTTATCGTGGCTATGGATTAAGCCACCACGTACGGTAATTTGTTCGTATGTTGAGCGTTCGCTTGGGCTACCTTTTCTCTCCCAAATAATCGGTGGGCGCTCTATAGCGAGTTTTAGGTAGTTCGTGTAGAACGGACTGTTAACATATTGTGGGGTAGATTTAAGCGGCAACGTATTGCGCAGAATATACTTATTACTATTAACACGTTCTATCCGTTCATGTTTGTGGCGACGATCAGCTATCGGACGAACGTCATCTTCTAGCGTGTGGTACCTACTAACCAACGGTTTGATTTCACTGTACCGTTTTTCTACATCATTAAAGGTATTGAGTTTCATAACCGGGTTCTCCTTGATATCAGTTGTCTTGTTAGTCCTAGGACTAACTACTTAAAACCCACAGGAACATATCGACTAGTGCGATCATGGCGCATAACCACAATACCAACGCCACGATTACGGTTATCTTGATGACAGCTATCGTCATACGTTATCTCCATCCGTGCCGACTCCAGCCCTTTTCCAGCAGGCAGGGCAAGTACCGGACTCCACGGCGGACTCATACCCGTGATCAAACCCTTGGTAGATATCCGCGTAGCAGTTAGGGCAACTCCACACCATTGCGAAGTTGCCGTTCTTTAATTTGTAGTGCGACTGATTCGGTCGAACCACAATCACCTCGCTACTACTCATAACTTATCTCCATGTTTGTTTTTCATGTGGTGGGTCAAACCGTCATCGGTTTTGAAAACCTTACCGCACACCCTGCACGGTAGGCCTGCCTTCGGTAACCTTCTCGTTGTCCCGTTTGTATTCTTGTTGGTTCCACGGTACCGTTTTGGAAGCCAGATTGGTTTGCGTGATTTCATGTCACGATTTCCAAATCATTAACACTACCACCAACGAGCAAGCGGGTCTGATCCCATGACCAAATTCCTGTCGTGTCGGTAGGCTCTTTCCCGCCGAAAGTTGGTAAGTTTGTCATATCAATTTCTCCATGTGCGCGCGGTAGGCGCGTGTCTTCAGCCAAAATTGCGGAAAGGAGTTCCTCTAGCGAATTCATTGCTCTACCTCCTGAGTTCTTCGCTGGTTACGTGAATGTATTTGCCGTAGTCGGGCTTGGCATTTTCATTGTCGATGATTACCCACAGGACTGGATGCGACCACTGCCCCCACCCATTATAAAGATGTCCGTCAGTTATTATGATTATGGCTTGCGGGTTGATGCCATGTTCCTGCATGTAGGGCGGGACACAGTTAACATCGGTACCACCTCCACCACGCGGCTTGGTGGTATTGACGAAATTATCCAATTCGGCGTTGTCGTACTTCTCATCACCGGCAATTTTGGTATCCCAGTACAGCATCCGTACCCAATCCGGTTTGACAGCATCGAAGCAGTGCTTCGCCTCACTGGTTACTACCGACATCTCCCGTTGACCAATCGAACCAGACATATCACCCGCGACCACAATACCTTCGACAGTCTCGGTTATGCCGGTGGGCATGGGTAAATCCAACGCTACGTAGCGCCGGTTCAAGCGTCGGTATGTGGAGTAGTCGCTACCCGAGCACGTAGACGTAACGAACTCACGCATTACTTCTCTCCAGTTTACTTGAGGCTTGAGAAGATCTGAGAAGTCACGTTCAGCACCCGTACCTAACTTACCCGCCATCAATGCGCCTTGTCGTATGGCCTCGTCAATGTCACGTTCGAGATCACGTTGTTCGGCGTCGGTCAGTTCCTTGGCACCTTCCCAATCATGCTCATCGAAGCCGCTACCTCCACCGCTTCCGCCGCCGGGTGGTTCATCTCCCAGCAATTTGTATACCTGTGGGGTGTTCATGCCTCGGTACTTCTCATCTATCAGACCGCATTCGGGCATCGTCGCGAAGCCGTCTTTATTTTCATCAGATATCTGAAGATTGATAACGTAGTCGCACGCCCTGTTTGCGCGGCCCGCGTCTTCTTTCCACATCCACTCCCACGTAGTCAGGTGTCGGTATAATTTGTGGAAACTTTCGTGCAGTACCACGAAACGTAATTCGGCGTCAGCCAGCGTATCCACAAAGTCATGGCCGTACATCTCATCACGCCCGTTGGTACACGCTGTCGGTACATCACCCTTAATCGACCGGTCTCCGATCATAAGAATACCGGCCAGTGCGCGGTACTTTTCATTACCCATTATGGCAACCACGGCCTTGTCAAGCCGTTGTTGCGGAGATAACTTGTTATTACCTAATGCTAACATGTTGGTTTTCCTCCGTTTTGGGGTGGGTCTTACCCCACCCCGTAAGAAGTTAGTCCTAAGACTAACTAGTTAAACCTTGTCCGCGGCGAACATATAGTTGTTGTTCCGCGCCCATTCGGTGAAGTCGCGGTTCGTCATGACCATCGACTGTTTCGAATACTTCTTGGCACGAACACCATTAGCGAACATGCCCTGAGCTTCTGTGTTTAATCGCCCAAGGTATTTCATCCACGCCGATACCCAACCACGCTCAATGTTTACAAGCGTGCGGTAGACCACCATGCACACGGCGGCTGCACTATCGGGAACCTTCGCGTTCATGGGATCACTCTTGATGCTGTCGAGTGACGGTAACTGATCCGCCAGATTGACAAACGCCATGAGGTCCATTGCCGCACGGTCGCCTATCGTACCCATCAGCAACGCAGTCATAGAGTGACTGTCTATGTGTTCTTTTTCTTTGAGCCAATCGGACGCCGCTTCCAACGACCGGGGTGTAACAAACGCTGCCCTTCCAACAGCGCGGGGATGGAAGATGTAGGGGTTCTCGTCGGGGTCTTCGATATTTTCAAAAGACGCGAATATTTGCGGGTTATCTTTCGCCCAACCCAAGAGCGTGTGTTCGATGTCATTTTCAATACCCCATTCTATCCATTCCATGTTATCCGGCTTACGCATACGTACCACCGTAACCCGATTACGCGAATGTGGCTGTAGCAAGTCTCCCACACCTTCCGCGCCTAGGTTGGTGGTCGCGAACACGATACTGTCAGGGTGTAGATGTTTCGTACCCAGCCGCCGCCCCAACATGATACCGTTGGCGGCGTTCTTAACGGCGGGGTTAGCTTTACCGATCTCGTCAAACATTACTATGACCGGCTTGTTGAGGTGTATGCCCAACTCCTCATTCGGCGCGAACCGTACGTAGTCGTTACCTTCTATATCCTTCATCTTGGGCAACTGCATATCACCAAGGTCCTTGGTGGTGCAGTCGAA